ATATGTACAGGTAAGAAGCCATTAACCATTACTACTGTAATTAAAAACGCCCAAGAGGGAACAACGCAAGCGGTAGATGACCGATGTTTTGTGTTTGAACCAACTGGGGCTAATAAGGCGTTTGAATTACTTGGCAAGCATTTAGGAATGTTCAGCCAAAAAGTAGATTTAACCTCAAGCGATGGCTCTATGGCATTAGGCTCATTAAGGGATTTATTTTCAGATGACGCAGAAGCTGATTAGTAAATTTTTGCCTTTTATTGAGCCTCATCGCTACAAAGTGGCTTATGGTGGGCGTGGTAGTGGTAAGTCTTGGACGATAGCGAGGCTGTTAATTGAAATTGCCCGCCGATCATCAAGCCGTTTTTTGTGTGCAAGGGAATTACAGAACTCGATTAGTGATTCGGTGATTCAGTTACTTGCCGACACAATCGAACGCTATGGCTATCAATCTGAATTTGATGTGCAGAAAAACAAAATCTACAACCTTAAAACGGGGGCGATTTTCCTGTTTTACGGCATCAAAAATAACCCAACTAAAATTAAATCCCTTGAGGGGATCGATATTTGCTGGGTGGAAGAAGCCGAAAATGTGTCAAAAGAGAGTTGGGAAATTTTAATCCCAACTATTCGGAAAGAATATTCTGAAATTTGGGTTTCCTTTAACCCGAAAAATATTCTTGATGATACTTATCAACGCTTTGTTGTTTCGCCGCCAAGCGATATTGTCCTGATTAAAGTTAATTTCACAGATAATCCCTTTTTCCCCGAAACCTTGCGATTAGAAATGGAAGATTGCAAGGCGAAAGATTATGAGCTTTATCGGCATATTTGGGAGGGGGAACCCGTTGCAGATAGCGATAAAGTGATCATTAAGCCCGTGTGGATTGAGGCTGCCATTGATGCACATAAACAATTAGGCTTTGAACCGTTGGGTAAAAAAGTGACTGGCTTTGATGTGGCTGATGAGGGAGAAGACGCTAACGCAAATTGTTTGGTTTACGGTGCGGTGGTAATGGATTGCTTTTCTTGGAAAGGGGGCGATGTGATAAGCAGTGCAGATCGTACTGCTGATGAAGCCATTAAATTTGCCGCAGATGAAATTATTTTTGACTCAATTGGTGTTGGGGCAGGTGTTAAAGCACATTATAACCGCACTTTACAACAAGGTAAATTACAAGCGATAGGCTTTAATGCCAGTGGTGCGGTGGAATATCCAGAACGAGAATATAGCTTAGGTAAAAAAAATAAAGATATGTTTGCCAATCTCAAAGCTCAGTCTTGGTGGGCGGTAAGAGATCGTTTTTATAAAACCTATCGAGCAATTAAGTTCGGTGATCACTATCCATCAGAAGAATTAATTAGCCTATCAAGTGAGATAAGTGAATTGGATTATTTGGTCGCTGAGCTTTCTCGACCTCGCGTGGATTATGACAATAACGGTCGTGTGAAAGTGGAGAGTAAAAAAGAAATGAAAAAACGAGGCATTCCTTCACCTAATCTTGCAGATAGCTTGGTTATGGCGGTGAGTGGTTTAGCTCGGAATAACATAGCAATTTGGGACGCACTATGACAACAAGTATAAATGATAGTTTAACCTCAATGTCAATGGCGTTGGGGCGACGACAAGAGCAGGCAACTTATCAGCCCTCTGTAAAATTAACAGATAATCAAAAAGAGCTTGATACGCTATGGGCGGAAAATTGGATTGCCCAAAAAGTCTGCTTAAAAAGAGCGGAGCATATGACGCGTAAATGGCGGGAGATTAAATCGAATGATTTAGCTGCCAAACAGCTTAATGGCTTTTACGATCTAGAACGTCGCTTAAAATTGCAAGAAATCACAAAAGAGGCTTGTATTACAACAAGCCTTTACGGTGGGTGCGGTGTACTCATTTTAACGAATGCGAGCGTGCAATCTCCATTAAACTCAAATCAAGTCATTGAACGTTTATTAGTGATTAAGCCAAATTTAATACAAGGAAAAGGCAATAAAAACACAGATATCCTTTCTGCTAATTTTGGCAAATATAATTACTATATCCTCAACGGTCAAATTGAGGTGCATCATTCCCGTTTATATTTAATGCAGGGAGCGTATCGCAGTGAAAGTGATAATTCGTTGTTTGGTTTTTCTGATTTAGAGGGTATTTACCCTACGCTTAAACGCTTTGATATGCTCAGTATTAATATTGGTGAGTTGGTCACTGAGAGCAAGACGGATATTTTTAAAATATCCGGGCTTAACGTTAAGCTTGCGTCAGGTGGGGCGGAAAGCATCACTGAAGCAATGAGCCATATACAAAATATTAAATCGATTACAAACTGCTTATTGATTGACGGTGAAAGTGAGTATGAACAAAAAGAGCTAACCTTTACGGGATTAAAAGAGTTATTAGTGGAGTTTCGCAATGCCGTAGCGGGTGCCGCTGATATGCCTGTGACGATATTATTCGGACAATCCGTAAGCGGTTTAGCCAGTGGTGATGAAGATATTCAAAACTTCCACGAAAGCATTCACGCATTGCAAGAAAGCCGACTACGACCATTATTTGAACGGCTTGACCCATTATTAGCCCAAATGGTGATAGGGTTTCAGCCGAAAGATTGGTGGTTTGAGTTTCCGAGCCTTCAAGAAATCAGTTTTGAGCAAAAAATGAATGCCTTAACAAGCTTTGCCAATGCAATGAATATCTTTATTCAAAATGGCGTATTGAGTGAAGTGCAGGTGGCGAATGAACTCAATGAAAATGGGTTATTTGCCAATATCTCAGCAGAAGATATTGCGTTACTTGAGGAGCAACAAGATGTTGATGAATTTACCCGAGCTTCTTCGCAACAACAAGCTGATCAAACTGAAGCGATACAAGCCGATCAAGAACAGTAGGCGGGCAGAAATCTGGTATAAGCGGGAATTGTTACTGTTCGTGAAGCAGTTGCGAGATGAAATTGAAAGTGCGGTGGAAAATAACCGCACTTTTTTTTCGTCGCAATTTCACGATGCTGCTAATGATGATCGCACTGCATTACTCGACAAGCTCAATCGCTTAGGGGAAAAAAAGATTGATGAAATGGCAAGCCGTATCGCAGGTGGCTTTACTCAACGAGCGAAAGCTCAGCACGATAACGATTTTAGCCAACGCCTACAGCAAGCCACAGGGCTTGATTTAAAAAGCTATATTCAAAGCAACCCTACAGTGAACGATAAGGTAAACCAGCTTGCTCAAGCCAATGTACAACTGATTAAATCCATTCATAACCAATATTTGGATAAAGTGCAAACTGTAGTACATCAATCCGTATTAAATGGCAAATTAAACCGTGATCTACTTAAATCACTCAAAGAGATTGGCAATATCACCGAAAAAAGAGCCAAACTGATCGCAAGAGATCAATCAAGCAAATTTAACGGAGCGATTGACCAAGCACAGCAGGAGGCGTTAGGGATTACCCACTATATCTGGTCAACCTCCGGTGATGAGCGAGTGCGAGAAAGCCACGCGGAAAACGAGGGGAAAATTTTTAGCTGGGCGAGTCCACCACCGACAGGACATCCGACGCACGAGGTAAACTGCCGTTGTGTTGCTTTACCTTATTTCGGCAAAGATAGCGAAAAACTTGTGGTAGGACTCACACAACAGTTTGAAGAAGATCGGTTATTAAAAGGCTTAATCGGAGCAACCGCATTTAATTTTGTTGCTGAGCATTTGACTAAAATCGTGCCGAATATTGCGGCGTATCGCTTATCCCGTAGTGAGGCAATGTCAGTCATAGCTTATACGGGGGCAATCCACCGACCATTAAATAAAGCGTTAAGGACAGGAACAGCCAGTGCCGAGCAGTTAGTATTAGCAAAAACCTTAGATAACGCACTGAAGAAGATACCCGTACATAATAAAACCACGTATCGCAATATTGAATTGTCGAAGAAAGAGCTTAAAGCCTTTCTAGCCCGCTACCAACAAGGGGCGATTGTGGAGGAATATCAATTTACAAGCACGTCTAAAACAGAGCAAAATATAGGCTTTTCGGGAAATGTGAAATTTATCATTCACGGCAAAACAGGGCGAGATATTGAACAAATCTCTTTATATCCTCACGAAAGAGAGGTATTATTCCAAACTAAGAAAAGGTTTTATGTGAGAAACGTGCAACAGAAAGGTTGGTTTAAGAAAACTTATCTCGTTGAACTTATTGAGGAATAAATATGAGATTAACGTTAGAACAGCAAAAAGAGTTGGCTAAATTTGAAGGTTATTCCGATTTTGATGCTTGGCTAGAAATGGACAAGAAAAGGGCAGAAAAAACAGAGCGTGAACTTGCCGAAGCAGAAGCCTATAAACCCACAAAAGCGGAGATAGCCCGTAAGATTAATGATTTACGGACTAATCCTTTTGCCATTGAATATTATCGCCGTATTTCGATGAATGATGATTTGACTGTGGAGCAAGTTATCAAACGCTTAGAAAAAACCAAAACAAGCGATTAGGAAAAATTAAACCAAAACAGGCCGCACTTTTTAGTGCGGTTTTTTTATGCCTAAAAAAGGAGTGGCTATGCGATTTAATGATAAAGCACAGACCGCACGCACCTTTACTAAAGACGGTTATTTAGTCGTGCCGGCTACCTTGTCTAAGGTGGGGATTTTTGATTATTTAGATAGTGAGTTGAATGTAGGTAATCAAAAAGCGGTGAAAAAGGTTGCCCGAACGGAAGGCTCGTTATTCGGGAATGAAACCATAAAAAGTTTTGAGGGCGTGCCTATTACGGTGGGCCACCCTAAGGAAAATGTAAATGCGAAAAACTGGAAAGCCCTTTCTGTTGGGGTAGTTCGCAATGTCGTGCGTGATCAAGATACGCTAAAAGGGGAGGCGTGGATTTATGATGAGGAAACCATTCGCCTTATTCAAGATCACGGCATTCAAGAGCTTTCTTGTGGGTATGACTGTAAATTGACGCAAACTCAAGTCAATGGGGCTGATTATGAGATGTCGCCGATGATCGGCAACCACGTGGCGATTGTGGCTAGAGGTCGCTGCGGGGGAACGGTTAAGCTAGCCGATGAGGAGAATGCGATGAGCAAAAAAGTGAAACTTCTTGACTCTATCTTAGGCGTTTTTGGTATCAGCCTTTCTGATGAGCAGAAAAAGCAAATTGAAGAAGAGGATGATGAGCAAACCAGTGAAATGCCTAAGAAAAAAAGCGGAGAGAATCAACCTGAAAAACCCGCAGAACAGTCTGCTAAAAAAGAAAAAAACGCCGCTTCTGATGAGGAAAAAGAAAAGGAGAAACGAAACGTGAAAGATGAAGCACTAGTAAAAGAGAATGCGGAATTGAAAGCTAAAATTCAAAAACTTGAAGATGAGGCTAAGGCGAGTGTAACTGCTCAGAAACGTTCCGCTGTGTTGGCTGATGCAAAAATGATTTCCGCTGATTTGAGTTTTGCTGATAGTGATACGGTTAGACAAATTCAAGAAAAAGTGATTGTTCATAGTGGTATTGCTCCCGCTGAAACCTTAACCGCCCTTTCTGATGAGGCGATTGAGGGGATGTATCAAGCGGCAAAAAATATCAGTAAGAAATTGCAAGATCACCAGTTAGGCTCGGCATTTTTAAACGATAGCAAGCCTCAATCGGTGGGCATTGATTTTAATAAACTCTATGGAGGACAACAATAATGGCATATGCAAATAGCACTACTCGTACATTTGCGGGGGAAGTGGGTAAAGGCGGATTAGCCAGTGCGAAAACCACTTCAGAACAATTTAAAGGCAAAAGTCCTATTCAGGCGGGCTTGTTTGTTGCCATTGACGCGACAGGAGGCGTTAAGCCATTAAGTGCGCTAACAGATGTGATTGCGGGGGTGATTGTGCGATCGCTAATTAAAGATGATTTTCAGCCCAATGATTTGGTCGATGTGATGCATATTACGCAAGGGGACAGTGTTTGGGTTACCGTTGGTAAGGGCGTTAGCGTTGTGCGTGGCGATAAGGTCTATGTAAGAGCGGTGAAAAATGGCGATAAAGAGGTTGGCACGATTGATAAAGCTGAAGATAGCGGTAAAACCATTGCCACCGATTTTGTGGTCATCAATGCCACGGAACATTTAGCAGAAATTACACGTTTATAGGAGTAAATTAAAATGGCATTATCTTATTTAACTAGTGCATTAACGCAAGTGCGTGGGCAAATGACACAAACGAAATACCCTGAAATTGTGTTTCCTCAATTTGTTCACGTCGATCAAAATGGTGGCGTGGGGATAACGGAAAAAATCCACTTTGGTGCAGATATTTCAGGGGATTTAGATAGTGGTTTAGTTGGCGATAACACCACGACCTTTGATCAAGTTTCTGTCACCTTTAATCACGCACGTACGCCGATTGTAGATTGGATCAAAACCGTGCAATATAATCAGATTGAGCTAGAGCGTGCTAAATTGTTTAATGTGGCGGTAGATACGCAAAAAATTATGGCATTAAACAAAAATGCTCAACAAACCTTGCAGAAAGTGGCGTTTTTGGGACACGGGCGTGATACTCGCTTAAAAGGGCTGTTAAATGCTTCTGGTGTGGAGGTTTATTCACCGACAGTTAAAAAAGCGGTGAAAACGATGAGCTTTGAGGAGGCGGTTACCTTCTTCAAAGAGATTTTCTTGCGTGGAATGGAAAAAACACACCGTATTGATACGCCGAATGTCTTTGCCATTGACGGTATGGACTTGGCTCATCTTGCGTTACTTACCCGTGATAAAACCGATATTACCGCTCTTGAATATTTGACAAAAAATTTAAGTGCGGCTGCGGGGAAAACGGTATCAATTAAAGCGTTACCGTCTAATTTTGGTACACAAGTGACGACGGGTAAAACACGGGCGATTGCTTATATTAACGATCCAAATTATGTGGTGTTTGATGTGCCGATGTCGCCGAGTGTATTAGGGGCGAAAGAAAAAGGCTTGGTCACTTATGAAACAGGATTACGTATGGCTTTTGGTGGCGTAACCTTCCTCGAGCCTGATTCTGCATTATACATTGACTATTAGGAGGCAAAATGCCAACCATTGAAGCCTTTAAGGGGCGTTATCCTGAATTTGAGCGAGCCGATGATAATACCATCGGCTTTTTTATTGAGGATGCAAAACAAGAGATTGACGAAAGGCAATGGCGTCATCTGTATTGTCGCGGTGTGTTGGCATTAACGGCTCATTTTATCGCAATGCGTAAAAGGGTGAGTGAAAATGCGGGAGGACCAATTGCGTTATTGGCTAGTGAAAGTGTGGGCGAATTATCGGCAAGTTATGCTATACCGCCTAACGGCGGTGAGGCTTACCATTTAACCGCTTATGGACAGGAGTATCTTCGATTACGCAATCTTGTTGGCATAGGGGTGATGGTGGTATGAGTGTGGAATGGAATGGGGAAAATGCGATCCAAGAACTGGCAACAAAACTGGAACAGTTAGCTAAACGTGATATTGCTGTGGGTATTCCCGCTGAGGATAACGCGGTGTTGGAAGAGGGGTTTAATCTTGCGACTTTAGCGGCTGTTTTAGAGTTTGGTTCAGCGGATAAACGCATTCCAGCACGTCCTTTTTTAACGCAAACGCTGAAAGAAAATACCGCAAAATACACCGCACTTTATCGTGAGGGCATTAACAACGGAGAGGACGCACACCATTTGTTAAGTAAAATCGCTCAAATTGCCCAAGCTGATGTTCAGAAAAACATTGAACAGGGTGATTGGGCGAAAAATGCACCTTCAACGATAAAACGCAAGAAATCAAGTAAACCCTTAATTGATACGGGGCGTTTAGGGCAATCAATTAAAGGAGTGGTGAGATGATTAACCAATCAGGGCGATTTCGCTCAAGTCTTTTTCGTAAAACGGTAACCGTTTTTATTGCTAACGAAGATGAAACGGATTTCACAGAAGAAATGAGGGTGGCGATTGTTATTCCCGCAAGTGCTAACGATCTTCAACGACTTCCTGAGGGGGAGCGTTATTTACCCACATTGAAAATTTTTACGCAAGAACCGCTTAAATGCGGGGATTTAGTGCTATTTCGTCATTTCAAATACCGTATTACAAGTGCGACAGACTGGGGGGACTATGGTTACTACCACTATTTCGCAACTCGACTTAGTGCAACTACGCAAGGCCATTCAACAGGCTTTACAATTACCTGAACACAGTGTGATAAGTGGTTATCTACCAAAAGGTCAGCGTTACCCCTGTGCTTTTGTTACGGTTGATTTACTCTCAACGGAGGAAATCGGGCAGAGCAGGCGAGCATTTAATGGTAAGACTGAGCGGATCACCACGAGCTGTTTATCAACAATTAGCCTTTCAGCCTATGGGACAGGGGCGATCACGCTTGTCAATAAATTACGCAGTGTACTGCAAAGCTCAGCAATGATTGACGTATTCAACGCAATGCACTGTGCGATCATTGATTATTCTGCTGTACGCAATCTTACGGCAACGCTCGGTGGCGGCTATGAAGAACGCGGGCAGATGGATCTCACCTTATCTCATCAAATTATTATCGAAACACCACTTGAAGCAATCGCACAAGTTGATGTCGCAACCAATCAGCAATTAACCAAAAATATAAGGAGATAAGCTATGGCATTATCGATTTCGAATATTGTCAATGTACAACTTAATACCGTGCCAAAATCTGCTTCACGTAAAGATTTTGGCGTAGTGGTATTATTTACCCCCGAGGCGGGGAATGTGTTTACAGATATGAAAACCCGCTATCTATACGTTAATAGCCAACGTGAGGTGGAGCTTGCCTTTGGGACGGAAAGCGAAACGGCAAAAGCGGCATTGCCTTTTTTTGCCCAAAGCCCACGAGCAAAACAATTAATTATTGGACGCTGGCAGAAAAACGCAAAAACCATTGAGGCGACCAAAAATGAATTGCGGGGTGCCACCCTTAACCATACGCTAGAAGCCTTTAAGAAAATTACCAACGGCTGTTTTGCCTTTACGCAAGGCAGTACGATTCAAAAAGTAACGGGGTTAAATTTTAGTGAATGTGCGGATTTTGCCGCGATTGCGAGCAAAATTCAGGAAAAACTCACCGCACTTAAAATTCAAGTGAGCTACGATCAAACGGGTAACCGTTTTATTTTTAGTGCGAAAACGGCAGGTGAGGATAAGACAACGTTACTTCATTATGTTTTTGCCGATAGTAGCGATGGCGATTATATCGGAGCAATGCTTAAGCTGGAAAACGGACAAGCTAGTCAGATTATCGGTAAAAATCAGATAAGTTTCAATGCGGAAACGATCGGTGAAGCCTTATTTAATTTTGCGGAGGTCAATAATAATTTCTATGGTTTCTTATTCGCCGCACAATTAACCGATGAACAGGTAGAAACCGCAGCAAAATACGCACAAGCCAATACAAAATTATTTGGGGCAAATGTGATCCGCTCTGAACAGTTAGAATTTACTACAGGCAATATTTATAAAAAATTATTTGATGCCGGCTTAGATCATACGCTGGCGATTTACGATAAAGATGATATGTACGCCGCGTCTTCCGCAATGGCTCGCCTCCTTGCGATGAATTTTGCCGCGAATAATTCAACCATCACACTCAAATTTAAACAGCAGCCCACCATTACCGCAGATGATGTCACCTTAACTGAAGCGAATAAAGCGAAACGATTAGGGATCAACTTTTATACCTATTATGACGATGTAGCAATGTTAGCTGAGGGAACCGTTATTGGCGGTAAATTTGCGGATGAAATTGTGATCTTAGATTGGTTTACTGATGCCGTACAAAAAGAAGTGTTTGCACGGTTATATAAATCCCCAACCAAAATTCCACTTACCGATAAAGGGCAGGCAATTTTAATTTCAGCGGTGGAAAAAGTTTGCCAAGAGGGGATTAATAACGGGGCGTTTGCACCCGGTCAATGGACTGGCGACAGCTTTGGAAATCTCAATACGAACGATTATCTCGAAAAAGGCTATTATGTTTGGGCCGCTCCAATGGATACGCTTTCTGATAGCGATCGAGAGCAACGCAAAGCTACGCCAATTCAAACGGCGGTGAAGCTAGCGGGGGCAATCCATCAATCTGATGTCATTATTAACTATAACCGATAAGGAGGCTTTATGGCGGTTTTTGATCCAAAACAAGTGATTGTTTTGTTAGACGGCAGAGAAATTAGTGATTGGGCAGACGGTGCTGATGTGATTAGTGCGGTGCAAAATCAAGATGCGGGGAGCTGGACAATTGGAGCAAATGGCACAGGGGTTTTTGTGGCAAATCCTGATGCGTCAGGCAAACTTACCCTAAAAATTAAGCAACATTCTGAGGACAATGCGTATTTAAGTAAATTATTTAACCAACAAAAATCCGCGATTAAAACCTTTAGCCCGATGACCCTATCTATTCGAGATTTACTTAATGATGATGTGGTGACCGCAACGAAAGGCTATTTCACCACCCCAACCGGTTTTACGCGTGGGGCGGGGCATAACGCTCAAACTTGGGTGATTGAATTTGAAAAAATGACGCTTAATCTTGAGAAAGGAGTATAACAATGCAAGAGTTTGTTTTTCAATTAGATGAGGTTGAATACCGAATGACACCGGCTAATGCAATGGGGGCGTGGTCGGCACTTAAAAACGCATTGAAATTAGCACAAGGTATTCAGCTTGGCGAAGATACCACAAAAATCGGTGAATCGGTATTAGGGGCATTATTAGCTCATTTAGGTTCACCTGAGATCAAGGCAATTGAAGAGATTGTACTTAATCATACCGTTGCCAATCTACACGGTCAGCAATATCGTTTATCTCATCAGCTCGATAAACATTTTAATCAATATCGAGGGCATTTATTCCCCGTTTTGATAAACGGGACGAGATATCAATTTGCGGATTTTTTTATCGGTGGGGGTGGATTGCTGAAAGATATGCTACCCTCAATCAATCCACTAAACGACATCAAACCTGCCAATCCTTAGTTGATTGGTTTATTTTTACCCCGATTGTGAAAAACCTTTGCACCCTAAACGATTTAAGAACGGTCTATAGCTTAGGCGATTTGCTCGATTTTCATTCGGTGGTCGTAGAAATGTTGGAGGCTGAGCAAAATGCTACTGAGTGAGTTATTAGTGAAAATTGCCGTAGAGGCTGATACAGGAAAACTAAAAAAATTTGATAGTACACTCAAAGCCGTTGGGAAAGCCGCAGGGGTTGTCGGGGCGGCAATCGGGGCAATGGCAGTGGGGATCGGCGTTTTTTTAGATAAAAATTTGACCGCACTTGATGAAATCGCTCAGCTTTCACGTGTGACGGGAGAATCAGCGAAACAAATTCAACTACTCGGCAAAGTCGCTGAAGTCAATGGCTCATCCGCAGAGGCAGCTCAAGCCTCCATTGCGGGGCTTTCTCGCACGATCGGTGAAGCAGCAAATGGTGTCGGCTTAGGTGCGAAAGCCTTCGAGCATTATGGATTGAGTGCGAAAAAAGCCAATGGCGATGTGAAAACCGCTTCTGAAATGATGGAAGAGATTCGCCAAAAAATGAAAGGGTTGAGCGAACAACAGCAAATTGCGATGTTAGCTAAACTCGGTATTGATGCCTCAATGATTCAGACACTGCGATTAAGCAATGAGCAAATGGAAGCAGCATTGCAAAATGCGGAAGCTCTTTCGTTAGGTACGGCTGAAAATGCGGATGAGGCAGCCGCGTTTAAAGATGCTATGACGGAGTTCTGGCAAATCATTAAAGGGGTGAGTGAGTTTGTTTCGCTTCGTCTATCCCCCGTCGTGCGAGAGCTTATTGCGATATTTAAGCAATGGTTTATTACCAACAATCAGCTCATTAAAGGCACCTTGACGAAATTTGTCGATAAACTGAGTAAAGTCATTCGCTTTATAAGCGGCTTTATCAACGCGTTAGATCGGGTTATTTCGGCAACTATCGGCTGGAAAAATGTCATTTATCTTGTCGGGGCGGCCGTCGCCTGGTTAAATCGGAAATTGCTCATTACCTTAGCAACAAACCCAATGCTACTCGCCGTTACCGCAATTTGTGCCGCTTTAGTGGGGTTGATCGCCTTAATCGACGATCTTATTGTGTATATGCAAGGTGGCGAAAGCTATTTTGGCAAAGCCTGGGAGCCTGTGATTAAGGTTATCGCAAAAATTCAACAAAAACTTGAGGAGCTACAGCCGATATTTGCACTGATGAAGGCTTGGGTGGAAGAAAGCATTCATTATGTTATTGAGCTATTTTCAGGGCTTTGGGATTATCTGAGTGGGCTTTGGGATTTCCTACAAGGGATATTTAGCGGTGATGGCGATCTGATTGCACAAGGCTTTACTAAAATGATAAGCGGGGCGATCAAGGTGGCTAAAAATTTCTTTAACCTTATGGTTCATTTAGTCAAAGCGAGTATAACAATGCTCGGATCGGTACTATCGGGCTTATGGCAGATTATCACCTCGCCGTTTCGCCTCGCGTTCAAATGGGTAAAAGCGAAATGGAATCAATTTACCCAATGGTTTAGTATGTCTTCCCTCTCAGAGATTTTTAACACTGTGATTGAGATTATCACCTTTCCGTTTAAAGCCGGATTTACGTTCGTCAAAACCCTTTGGGATCTGTTTACCGGCAAAGAAATTAGCGTAGAAAATGTGAAAGAGAATTTTGCTCAAGTCACTGATTTTATCAAAAAGCCTTTTGAGGCGGCGTTTAATTGGGTAACGGAAAAATACGATACTTACATTAAGCCGATTGTTGAAGGGGTAAAGGGATTTTTCTCTTCTGACAAAGAAGGCGGAGGGTGGTTCAGTGGCTGGTTTGGCGGTGATAAGGCGGAGAAAAACGATCTCAATCCGACCGCACTTCCTGCCGCAGGGGCGGTTGCGAATAACGCGGATAACAGCGTAAAAAATAGCAACAACAAGGTAACGACGAACATTACCTTGCAAAGCTCAGGAAACCCTCAACAAGACGCAAAATTGATCGCTAATGAAGTCAATCGCACAATTCAAAATGGACAATCTAGCTTCGCAATGTGAAGTTAGAAATCAAGTTGTTCAGGGTTGATCCCTAATGCGTTAGCGATTTTATTTCTTGTTGTAGGACGTAAATATTTTGCCTTTTCGTGTTGAGAATAAGCGGCTTGAGTGATTCCTAATCTTTTCGCAATCTCTATTTGAGTTAAACCGAGATATTCACGCCAAGCACGTAAGGCTGAATAATTTCTATCCAAAGCGAGATCGACAACCTCACTAGGTATGGCATCAGATAAATCAATATCTCTTTGGCTAAGTTTTTGCTGTGCAATATATTGAGGGTAAGGGATAACGACAAAGGCGGGTACGCCACTATGGTCATTGATGATTTGTATATTAGTATGTGTTGTCATCGCGTTTTTTCACCTCTTCGATAGAAACGATTTGAATATCATTATTTGAACCAAAATTAAAAAATACTCTATATCGCCCTACTCTAAGTCGGTAATCATATTGATGATTTACTAATGCCTTTACGTTACTGCAGTTCGGGAAATTGACTAGCGTTTTACATTTTTCACGAATGATTGATTGATCCGCAATTTTCCTTAATTGTTTAACGGCTTTAGGGCGATAAATGAGTTTATTCATGATAATGATAGGGTTAGTTATGTAATATAAGTATTATATTAGTTATTTATAAAAAAAGGCAATAATTATGTTAGATTTTGTGCAAATTTCTAACCGTGCGATCGGTAATATAAAATTGGATGCGACAACAGAAGAGAGCCATCAATCGGAATTATCCATTACGGAAAATCCGATTGAGTCTGGAGCAAGCATTGCGGATCACAGCGTATTGCAACCTAAACAAATCACGATTGTAGGGGTAATGGTCGATCACGATCAGCAAAGTTTAGGATTGTCTGAATTGGGGCTTCCTCACATTCGGGGAGCAACAGATTTTCTTAACCAATTGCCTTTACCTGTTCCTTTTGCTATGCAAACCGCACAAACTTTGAGTAAAGCAACGCGACTACTTAGTCAAGGGTTAGGAATGGCTGCTCAGGCTCAGCAAGTTTTCGGGCAAGTCAGAGCCTTAGCCCCTTTTTTACCGGATTTTGGGTTAGGTAATCTGCTTGATAGTTCACCGAATAGCAGCAGAGTAAAAAAATGCTATGCGGATTTAATCGCCTGTCAAAAGTCAGGTGAAACCATTGATATTCAAACGGGCTTACACCTTTACCAAAATATGCTATTACAATCAGTTAGCGTAAAACAAACGGCGGACGGTTCGGCTAAATTTACCCTGACTGCCCGCGAGATTTTTATTGTCGAAACAAAATCAATAAAGGGAGTAATGGGGAATAAAAAAAGTGGGCGGGCAAGTGTGCAATCTGCGAGTAAAGTCAATCAAGGAATCACTCAACCTAAAGCGGCTGAAAAGATAAAATCTTGGCTGAATAATTTGCGGAGTTAAACGATGTGGTATCAACTTCCAATTACAAACGCCCCTTATCAAGAGCAAGTATTTGATTTTAACGGGGTGAAAATTAAACTGACATTACGTTATAACAGTATTGGGCAATGCTGGGTGATGGACGTAAGCGAGCCGATCAACCAACGCACAATCTGTGAAGGGATGGCACTCGCTATTGGTGTGCCATTATTGCACCGCACATCACAACCCTATCAGTTTTGGCTAATGGAGTTAAGCAAAACACATTTAGATCCAACTACTGTTGAGGATTTAGCCAATCGTTGTCAGCTATTTATCAGATTATAAATCAATTCCCTGATGTGAACGCAGATAGGGCGTACACACAAATAAAATCAGCGATTGAGCGTATATCTGAACGTTGGGTAAAGACGGAAGATGAAAGGCACGTTACTAAATTTAGATGGGTGTCGTCTCAAACGTATTTCAAGAAAGAGGGGCGATTTAAAATAGCCTTAACTAATGAAATTATGCCTTATTTAACGCAGTTGAAAGGGCAATTTACGCAATATCAGTTAAATCATATCTCTGGCTTTTCCAGTGTTCACGCAATTCGCTTGTATGAGTTATTTACGCAGTATAAGCGATTGGGTGATCGCTATATTTCAGTGGAAGATTTGAAAAAGTGGTTACAGTTGGAAGATAAATATGAACGCTATAACAATCTTAATCAGTGGGTTTTACTTCCTGCTTTGTCTGAGATTAACGAAAAATCAGATCTCTTTGCTAAGTATGAGCCAATAAAAAAAGGGCGAAAAATTGTTGGCATTGAATTTAGCATTACATACGAAAAAACCGTAAAAAAACGCCCAAAATTCCCACATAAAAACAAGTACGGCAAGTTTGTGAAGTTAGATCGTATCGATCCTAAAATGAGTTCAGCTAAATACGGCAATTACGCAAGAGATTGCCTGAAAATCCTTGAAGATTTCTATTCAAATATTGAAGACGTACCGAATGAAGATTTGCTTTACTACTGGATTTTTTTTGCGGTAAACCAAAGCCACAAATCAAAATTAGGCAGTAAAAACACCTTCGCTGATGAGCTTAGACAGCGTGGCTATAAGATTGCTGGTTGTGAACTGGTTAAACTTGAAAAGTAAGGTGATCGGGCATACAATGGAATTAGGTCGGGGGCAGGTTGCAACCCTACCCCCTTCCTAGCCGTTAGGCTAATCTATTTAACAAGTAAACTAGCAAATTAAGCATTGCGAGTGCTTTTAAGCTAGCCGTAACAGCTAGTAAAACTAGCGTTACTATCAGGAATAATTCTGATACTTTCACATAAATCACCTCCTTAGCACTACAAGGCTAAGCGGCTAGGCTCACACTATTAGCGGTAGTGCGAGCCGCCGCCGCCATAGTGCGAGAATGATTTTAGCATAAAACCGCCTAAAAGGGCGGTTTTTGTTTTATGTAAACCCTTGTCGAGCGGGCAACTTGTTGCACGTTTGACAAGGGTTGAACAACCGAAGCCGTAGGCGTAGGGCGTTAGCTACAAGCTAAGTCAGCGACCAATACATACTGCCGTAATTTCTTCTCGGTTATGTCCCAGCTCACTGCTTACCTGCAATCTACTCTCCAAATTACGCTGTTTTTCTCCATCAGAGAGTTTTCTAGAGGTTTTTCCACCGTTCTTAGGGGAAGAGTTTCGTATCGTCTCTGTGCGTATGCGTGGCGCAAACCGTGATTTTTTAACTCCCCCACTTTTGCGGTTTGGTATTCGTAAGTTCGCATTTGTTGTTCATAATTTTTATGAGTGGGTATCAATGATTTTGTGCCACGTTGCCGGCAAAAAGTGTGTATTTCATCGAGCAAATTCCGTTGAGATTGTGATGTAACGGGGATTGTTCGTTCTCTACCACCTTTACACCAACTTCCTTTCAAGCAAATTTTAGTTCCTCGAACAGCAAATTTAGGCTGAAATTTAATCGCCTCCTCTCGTCTTAGTCCAAATTCTTGTTGAAGTAGAAGAGAGTATCTCACAAAATCATCCGTTAATGCGTCTAAACACGCCATAGAGAGGTTTTTGTTATCTACGTACTTTCGATTTTCAATGGTATAGCTCGAATTAGAGCGTTCTACGATACGAGGGTTTCCGATCCGTTCAGCAAGCCATCGTAAATGGCTCAT